AAGTGACGAAGCCGAATTGGTTGTAGCTTCTGACCAAGCTGTTGGGCTTGTATTTGCGAAGGTTAGAACCTCAATGCTGTTACCAATTGCTCCAGTATAACGCGCTGAGTACGATACGTCATTTGGAAATACACTTGGGTTATCGTATGCTCCAGAAGCAGGATTGAAATAATCCAACTCGTTCTGAATTACAACTTGTGCTGAAGCGTTAGATGACGCATTGAACTGACTGCTTGTGTTACCAGCTCTTACAACCTGTAATGAGTTTGAATAAGACAGGAAGTTAGCAGCCGTGAAAAATGATTTGCTGGTGTTAGCGTCTGGTTCTCCAAAACGAGAAACTAGCTGAATCTCGCTTGAAACTAAAGTTGGAGAATTAACTGGACCCCAATTAAAGGTTCCAACAATCGCACCAGTTGATACTGATGTTGCTGGAATTGTAGTTGTTAAATCAACTTCATTTACGCTAACGCCTGGTGATACTTGAAATGCCATGTTGTTCTCCTGAGAATAGGCGGAGTTATTAATATCTTATCTATTTATAAAAAGCCATCTTTACGGGAGATTTCCAAACCAGTCTTTACCGTAATCATCATCTATATTCAAAACTGTCTGCCAAACGATACCATCTTGCTTAAAGTAGGATGGTTTATCCTCAAGCTCGTCTATTGTGACAGGAAGAGGGGGTAGTTCTTCCTCAATCTGTCTCATTTTCTCTTCATAAAGCTTCTGACGAATATCAAAAGAGGTTAAATCTTTGAAGTATTGCTGGGCAGTCAACCAAGCAAATAGAACCAGACACATAGCCAGATCGTCATGATTTCCTTCTTCGGCAGCATAAGTTCCGTCTCTTTTAAGAACAAAGGTAGAAAGTTCTTCTATAATATTGAAATCTTGAACAATAAGTCTAATGTTTTCAACCAATTCCTTTAGAGCATTACACCCCTGTCTTTTGACTCTTTTGGTAGTTTTAATACCAAGTTGCTTAGTTCTTCCCTGTTGGCTGAGATAATATTTACCGTTGGCTTCCTCTCCGTGGAACATGTTGTCATATTCCAGTTCGTAGAACACCAAGTCACAAACTTGAGCACCAACGTCATTATTTTCGATAACCAGATAAGCATCATTGTAATACTTGGCGGTATTTACTATAACGTTAGGAAACAACATAGGCGAAATTACGTTATTTCTATACTTAGCCACAATCTTGAAAGGTTCCTGAGAGGTATCAAAAACAAGAAAAGCCGCATAGTCTAGTCCAAGTCCTCTGGATGGATCTGCCACTAGAATGTAAAAGTGACCTGGAACTGGTTCTTCGTAAAGCTCCAATCCTTCCAGAATTTTCTTGATGGAACGAATAAAAGCCATGCTCTTAAGAGCAGCAGAGGAAATGAGAGTTCCAGAACTTCCAAGGAAGGTACAGTTGTGCGAAACCAAATCATTAGTATAGTATCGACCCCATTTATCAACATTCACTAAATCGTAAACATATTGATTATCTTTTATTGGGACTATATCTTTTACAATTTTTTTTGATAAAACGTCACCAGATTTTATGATGTTAGCGTGAATGAATGTGTGTTGATCTATTTCGAATAAATGGTCTTTTGTGCAAGTTATCTCACTACCGTCAATAAATTTTATTTTTAATAAATTCGAAGATAGTTTTCGTTTGATATCTGAAAAATCAGACCAACCATCAGGGGTCAGAACTTGATATTGTTCGTTAATTTTAGTTTCTAACATCTACAATCCCATCTTTCCAAGTTTTATTTTTAATAATTTGTCTTATTAGAGTATCAGAAACTTTATATTTTTTTGATACTTCTTTACAAAAAAGATTATCGTATGTGAGTATCTTCCCATTTTTTGATTTTGTTCCTATTAGTTTTGAGTCAGCTAAGTCAATTTTATCAAAATATTTTTTTTTAATTTCATCAACTTCTTTTTTACTCAGTTTAGAAGGTCCCCCAAATCTTTTTCCAGTCCTATCTGTTTTTAATTTGTAACCTTTTTTATTTTTATTCCAAGGAACATTTCCAATTTTTGGACCAGATCTACCAATAAGCTCTGGTCTTTTTTTACCAGTTTGTATTTTTGAAATATAATCAACAGGAAGCTCCATCCTTTTTGATATTAATGCAACGGCACCCCAATCTTTTTGCTGATAATGTATATCAAAATGTTCTTGTATAGAAATACACATTAAATTATTAATATCATTATTGTTTCTATCACCGTCTTTGTGGTGTATTTCATAACTTCTACCTTCGTCATCTTTTGGTATTTTTCCAAAATGTTGTTCCCATATTCTTCTGTGTCTACTCATTTTAACTCTCCTTGTTTTATTTTATTTATAAAACTTAGAAAGTTACACTCTATTCTATTTTAGAGTATAGCTCGCCAATTGTAATTTTTTCTATTATACCAGTTACTTTATTTTTTACTGTTATAAGTGTGTCCTCGCCAACACATTCCATTTCTTGTAGATATTTTTGTTCACCAAGAACTCTTTTTTGTCCTGCTGCCCATTCTTCTGTTCTTCCAGGAACTTGACGCCAGTTGGCTTCGATGGTTTTGAATCCATTAACACCTTCTTCAGCTTCCTTCCATATCTTATAGAAGTGATTCATACCATTAGGAGTTGAAGATATTAGAATCTTAGATGTCGTACCAGAAGAAATTGTAGGAAACACAGATGAGAAAAATTCTTCTGCGACATTGTTTGGAACGAAGGCAAATTCGTCAAGATATAAAAAATTTATAGAATAACCACGGGATGCGCTTGATGACGTTGAATCAGCTAGAATACGACAATTGTTTTCTAATTCGATATCACCTTTGTTCCATCCTTTGACACCCTGCTGTAACCATAACGGAAGTTCTTCATAAGCGAGTTTAATGCGATTAAGAATTTCGCGAGCAGTCTTTGCTTTGTTAGCCAGAATGGCAACGAACTTATCTTCCTCGAAAAGAATATACCAAAGAAGATAAGCAACAACCGTTGTAGTATTATGAGTTGGTATCATTGTTCTACCACACAGGAAAAGATGGTTTTCAGCATCTACTTGAATACAGCGAACAGGAACAGAATTTGTTCTTTCTATTGATTCAATATAGATATTCTTCACCTGACAATTTCCTATGATATTTTTTTGTCTTGCCTTTTTTCTTTCAAGAGAAAAAAGTTTAAATTTGTCGGTGGTACATCTTATCTTGAAATAAATTTCTCCATTTATTATTCTTGAAGACTTTCGAGTTTTTATTCCTAGCGAAGTCAGAACAAAACGAACTTGATCAATAAGAGTCTCATTTTTTTGGTCGAATTCACATATACCATTTTTAGAGCAATAGCCATCAGAGTCCATAAGACCACGAATCAAAGACAGTCTTGATTCGAGAGAAGATCTCATATAATTTTCTGGTATACACTTATTTCCAAGAACCCCTATGTTTTTTAATTTTGGTAAGATCTCGTATATACCAAAATATCCGACATTAGGGGATCTTTTATCTGGTCTGAAATCTGTTATTTTGTATGTTGGTGTTAGTTTGTTTTTATAATGGTTATAATCGTCAATAGAACAAGTGATTCTGGCCGCGTCAGTATGACCATCTCCCAACCACAATCCAAGCAAGTACGGATCTATTTGAAAAGATTCGTCTTTGTTTTCAAAATCAATATAATCAGATATAGGGATAGAAATTCCTTTGCTGGATTTTTTGGTTTTCTCCAATATCTCAACTAGATTTTTTGTTGTTGTTGTGATCTCTTTCTTATCAACAACAACAGTCCACATATGTTCAGCATCAGCAACAATTGTTTCACCATTATCAAACTTTACACGAAAGCAAACATGGTCGTGCATGATATCTGTAGCAAATGTTACTTGTGTTAGCTTACCGTCAGTACCATAGATATGATCACCAATTTTCAGATCACCCATAGTAGACCACCCATCGGTGGTTAGAATTGGGGTGTTTATATCAAGTGCCTTACCTACTTGACGACCAGCCTTCATCACGACAAAACGATTATTTTCAATATCGTCTATAGTCTCTTTTTGAAAAGGATATAGATCAATATTGATAAAACCTCTATCTAGTGTTACGATCTTAACATAATTCTGAGCAAAGTAAATAGGATCATTTTTACATTTGATGTACTCACGAAGATGTTCTTCTGTGAGATTAAATGGAACTCCTACCTTTTTTAGTTTAGGATTTCCTAGATAACTATTTTTACGATTTATTGGATTCATTCTTAATCATTTTCAAAAGTTCAGTAGTGGAACCATTAAAGATTATCGCTTTATCAATACTAACTTTAGATGAACCATCAGTCTCAGATGTAAGTTCTTTCTTATCTTTCTGTAGCTTTAGAAGCTGATGAGCGGCATCAGCTTGTGTTTTTAATAGATTAGCCAGAACTTCTGCGGCTCTTGGATGCTGTCCCTCACGAAGAATATCCATCATCATATCCACAGCTTTTGCGCTATTTTCAACTACATCGTAAATATTGCGGCGAGCATATTCAGCATCATCTTCAATCTTTGAATCAGTTGTTGTTAATTCTGTCTTTTCTCCAGTGACATGCTCTTTATCTTCCACTATCTCAACATCAAAAATGTCAGTCAGTGGGTCATTTGAATTTTCAGTAGTCATAATATTATATATGTTCTGTAATACTCTCAATAAAACCAAAGCTTGTTTCTAAGTTTGCGTTTGGTGGATTTGGTGTGACTTCTATCGTCACCATTGTTGAGGAAGTTGGCTCTATACTTAATGGTCTATGTGAAGCTTTTGTGATTGTTCCAATCACGTTTGATGTGAGATTAAAATCACCAGTTCTACAAGTAATGACTAGTGTATTGCTTGTTGGGTCCCATGATGAAACTTCGGCTGTAGCAGTCGATTCAGAAAGGAATCTTCCTTGATATACTATTTCTCCAAACTGATAATCACCAAATCCTGGATTTAGAGTCAATGATAGGCTATTACCTCTTGATCCAGGATAGCTATTGATATTACCTTTGGCATCAAGAATAATCTTGCCACCAGCGTTGACTGGACCAAAGAACCATGTCTTCATTTTAAATCTTAAAGTCCATATTAGAACACGCACAGTTGTAGATGTATCACCTTCATACTGATTGCTATAATCAACGGATTCAAGAATGATGGGAACGTCTCTTACAATATCCATAGAATCAACGAAGGTCATTGATAGCGTATAATCTGGATTGAAGTATGGAAAAATCTGTTCAACAATCTGAGTTCCATCTTCCACATTGCGAACATACACATCGACTTCAAAATCAATATTGTAAGGCACACCAGCATACTGTTGATTTACTGATGTTCTATCATTTGGATTTGGACTAAAATTACTATTAAATGAAGAGGTCTTTCTGGTTTCATCATACGCAATATTTGTCATTTCAAATGACATTCTAGGAAGTAAAATCTGAATCTGTTTATGTAGATCAGGATTGCCGTATAGACGAGTAATAAAATCTTCTTTACCAGCGTAAGTCAAAGGAACAGTTATACGATCAATTTCGTTAAGAGTATCCTTTTCATATCGGACCAATTGAATATGCTTAAAAAGCGTACCAAACGCAACAACTGTACGTCTAAGAGTTCTATAGTAAAAATGTTGATTTGATAGCATTTACCAGGTATCCCCACTCCAAGCAACGCGCTGCCATATATTACCTGTCTGCGGAGATTGTAAGTAAGTAATATTTGGAGAGTCACTGATATCAGCATCAAGATAAATTATATAGCTTGGACCATATCCAGTAGTATTAAGACTATTTGATAATACGTTAGCTGTTTCTGTTCCGTTAGAAATCATCCACCCAGCTCCTGGAACAGGTTGCCCATCATAACCAGACCAGTAAGGAATCCAATAAGTATTGGCTCCGTATTGTTGGTTAATCCAGCCATAAGGATTTGGATTAATAGAAGAAATTCCAGGATATGTATAGATAACAGCTCCTTGAAAGTTTTCAGCACAATAAAAAAAGTGTGTACTATTTGCCGAAATCATTCCGACAACATCTCCAGATTGACCTCTTGATGTTGTTGGTACATATACCACAGCAAGTTTTTGTCCAGATGAAAAAAGTATTGGATTGAAAAATTTCCAATTTCCAGATGAATCAACTTCAACACTTTCATAACCATTATTATAGAATTGTATGAATCCGTCGCCACTTGAGAACATTCCAGTATCAAACGCACCATCATTTTGGAAACTGTATCCGTGACCATCAAGAGAACCTTCGGTGGCTAGAACCTGATTTACAAGAAATCTTCCACCCGTATCCAATATTGCTGTTGCTGAACTATTGGATAATGTTGAACCGCCACCAGCACCGCCACCAGCACCATATTGAGTATTGTTGCTGTACTTAATTACGCCATTATTTGGAATAATTAAATTCCCATCTTTGTCGAAGTTCCAAGTAACAGTATAATATTGAGTATTCGCAGAGACATATACATTACCCGAATAAGATTGGATGAACATATCTGATGGAGTATTTGGATCATTTGGAATGTATATCTGACCCCCACCATTTCCACTAAAATGAATGCTTTGTCCAGTCAAATATAATTGATCAAATTCTGGTTGATTATATGTGTTAAGTGGCTGGTCAAACAGATCAGCAGCAGTATACTGCACTGTGCTATCTGGAAAAACAAGAGCAGAAGTATTAGCAAAACTCCATTCTGTGATTACATTGTAAAGACTTACATTGTAGTTTCCACCCAATACTGAAACAGAAAGATCTCCAGTCTGTTGTGATAGAGTTCCAGGTGTTACATTTAGAGTGATGTCGTTAACTAGTATATTTTCGTTAAGATATGGAAGTCTTGATTTAGCATAAGCAAATGGTCCAGCAGTTCCAAGACCAGTTCCATCTGTAGGAACTCTTAACAACAATGCTTTAAAATGATCATTTGATGTGTCGATTCGTGTGAATGCGGCAATTGACATAAAGCTATTTTTAACAGCAAGAGGTTTATCTGGAGAATACCCCCACTGAATATATGTTGGTGAGCCAATACCAGTCAGGTCTTTTAATTGATTTATCCAAATTAAATTACCATTGACAACTTCAACTTTGGCAATAAATAATGTATTCTGATCATTAAATGTATTCTGATCATTAAAAATGGTATACATCGATCCAGTTAAATACAAGTTTCCATTCTCATAAACTATACCAAAACCAGCCGCACTATAATTACATCCAAAATCTGAAAATCTTTTTGACCAAACTAGACTACCATTGGTGTCCAATTTTACAAGAAAAGCTGGATAGCCTTCTGATGAAGAATATGCCCCAGAAAATACATAAACATTATTATTTTCATCAGTAACTACATTGAAACCGTAACCAGATGTGTTATTGAATTGTCCAACAATTGTTTTTTCCCAAATTCTTGCTCCACCAGCATTGGCGTATTTACCGACGTAAATGGTATCACTATTATTAGGAGCAGTTATTAAATAACCAGTAACTACAACATTATCTTGCTTATCAATTGCTAGATTGAAATCTGTCTCATTATTTGTGTTGTATAGGAAATTATGGTATAATAGGTTTCCTGACGAATCAAACTTACACATCAAAATTCGAGTTACATTATTACTATTATCTACCATCTGACCAACAGTGAACACATTACCACTTGAATCGCTAGCAATAGCAAATTCTGATTGTCTATACAATCCTGTTAAATTTGTTTGCCAAATAATATTTCCATCTGTGTCCATTTTGACAACATAGGAATTATTTTGAGGATTATAAAATTCATCTAGAGATAAGAAAATATTATCGCTAGAATCAATGAATAAAGCATCGCTAAACTTATATGATTCGCTAGGACTTCCAATCTGTTTCTGCCAAATTTCATTACCACTCGCATCAAATTTAACAACATAATTAGTATTTGATGAATTATCATCACCACCAAACAAATAAGAATTATTATTACTGTCTATAACAACACTTGAACCGTAGTTATTATTTGATGTCGTAAAATCACCAATAGTAGCAATCCAAGAAATATTGACGTTTGATTTTATGATGATAGGCTCATTATTTTGAGCCGTTGATATGACATTATTATCGAATATGATGTTACCAGTATTTGATCCGCCAGTAAATAGATCACCATTTAAGTAATACTCACTAGCATTGATTGAGCCAGAGCCCATATCTTCTCCAGATGTATTACCTATGAAAATACCACCATTATGTCCTAGTGTTAGAACTGAACGCTGATTTAAAGAATCCCATAGAAATAGCTTGTTTCCACCAACAACTGCTTGCCACTTCACTGTTGGAGATCCAAAGTAGTCGTCTGTGATTGTTAAAGCAACAAAATCTCCTGGAGAGCCACCATCCAATACTAAAGCACTTTCGCCATTAGATGTGCTATCTGGATGCTGAATAACAACAGTAGAAACATTTAAATCTGTTGGTTTTGGAAAAATATACTGACCAGTAACACTATTGTATATTACAGAAGCAGCACCAAATACACCGTTACTATTGAACTGTAGCTGACCAGTATTTCCAGAAACAGAATTCAAATTAGCTTTATTATAGGCAGCGTTTGCTTGTTCTACAGCGTTGCTCTGCATGTTGGCAACATTAGCCAAATGATTTTCAATAGCCACATAGTTAGTATCGAATATCGACAGATTCGCATGTTGCGGCTGTGTAAATATTCTGATTGGAATTGGAAAATCGTTTGATGTGTAAGTCATTTTTCTACCTATATTTGTTTTGTTGGTTTCTTAGTGCCTATACCAAAATTCGTCTGTTCACCAGAATCATTATAGAAATCTGTTTCATTTACAGAATTATCTACAAATATAGTGTTGTCTGATGGTGGTGTAACTTGAGTTGGTTCACCAAATGGATTCTGTTCACTGAAATCCAATATCTGATCTGCCAAAAGACCCAATTCATAATTATTATCCAACGGATTATCTTCATTATTTAGTTGGTTGTAACTAAAGAGCATATAGCTCGCATTTGAAGATGCTCCGATTATTGAATTATTTGTTAAGAATAGACCTTTAATCTCTTTCAACTGTAATGTACATGATGGTAAGTTCCAAGAAACAACAACGGCTGATGCAGTTGATGATTCTAGAGAATCTCCCTGATATACTGTTTCGCCTAGTTGGTAAGTGCCAACTCCTTGGCTAACCATAGAAAAATCATAGTAGGTCGAAACGCTATCAATCGCAGCATCAATTTCCAGAATACCAGTTGTGACCTTTTCATTACTGTAACGGAATCTCTCGCATATTAATTCAAAACCATAGAAATTTTGATTACCAAATGCGTAGAAAAAGAACTGCTGATTGGTGTGCTTGATTTCAAATAGTGCTTCAAAATTTGTTAACCAAAGAAGATCTCCTTCTCTTGGTCTTTGATAATCACTTGGAACTCTTGCTTTGAATGCTCTGGTTGGCATCAGAAAGCTGATCTGATTTTGAATTTCCAGACCAAATTTACTGAACAATTCCTGACCATCGAAACTATCCACATTCTTGACATATACTTCGACTGGATATGCTGCTCCGAATACTTTGGTAGGATCGTCACCGAAAATCAGGTCAACTTCTGATTCTGAAGATCTAGGAATGTAGAACGAGTCTATTCCCCAAATCTTAACTGTCTCTCCAATCAGGTCTTCATAGAGACGCTGTTCAGCCTTAGAGTTGAAATTATTAAAATAGTGATTTATGGGCATTTAATTAACCTTGTAACCACTCGGCTGGCATCTCATAAGCATCACGTAATTCTTTCTCCAATAAATCTTTTTCAGTAATAGCTTCATCATATATTTGTTGACCGTTTATCGCAATACCACCTGGAAGTTGAGCACCAGCAAATTTCTTTAGATTATTACCCCATTGCTCTTTGATAAGACATGTGGTATAACGCTTGAGCCAGTTGTCATTCCAGAACAAAAGACCATCACCTGGAAGAACAGCGTAAACCTCAGCAATGATATAAGATCCTAATCCAATCTTTCCTTTCCAGTCAGCATCGACATATAGCTTATTATCAAAACGGTTGTAACGAATAGGAATTTCACCAATGAACAGCATTTCTAAAGTGCGAATGTGCTGGTTAGCAAGTTCGAAATAAACATAGTCAGCGGATGTGAAGTCATAAAGTTCGTTCAAACGAATCTGATAGTTGATATCGAACATATTAAACTGGTTAGTTGCCCCAGAGTTAACTTGTTGGGTGGAGAGAGTAAAGATGCGAGTAACACCTATAACATTGCTATCCATCGAAATATATCTATTGTCGATATCCGCCTGAGTCACTTTATGCGAGGCATAGATCTTCTGAACAGCATCAAAGTGATACTGCTGCCATAATGTAATAGCTTCATCAATACGGTCTTCTACCTGATCAGGATCAACATTGATCTCAATTACAGGGAAACCCAATCTTCTTAGACAATAATCTCTAAGATCTGTTCTGCTTGCAGGAACTGCCATTTGACTTTCCTTTCGAAAAAATATATAATAGACTTGTTCTATTTATTTAAAGTGTAACTCTATGAATATCGTGACTGGATATAAGGGATTTATCGGTTCTCACCTCATGAATCGTGTAAAAGACCCCGTTGGCTTCGATATTGTAAACTGTTTTGATCTTATTGATTCCTTTGAAGAATGGAAGGATGCTGACTGTATTTATCATATGGGAGCCATTTCTGACACCACCGAGACTGACTTTGACAAGATTTATACCTTTAACATCTATTATACAATCAAACTCTTTGAAAAATGTATCGAATATGGAGTTCCCATTAAATATGCCTCATCTGCCTCCATATACGGAAACTCCGAAATACCACTACAACTCAATCCTTTAAACCTATATGCCATGTCTAAGGCCACCATAGACCTATGGGCTGGGGATAATCTTGAAAAGTTCAAGCATATACAGGGTTTTCGTTTCTTTAACGTCTATGGCAATGGAGAGGATCATAAGGGCAATCAAGCCAGCCCAATTCATAAATTCCGTAAGGAAGTGGAGGAAAAAGGAACCATCTCTATTTTCGAGGGTTCTCGCGAATTTTGGCGAGATTTCGTATGTGTAGAGGATGTGTGTCATATTATGCTAAACAATGAGCTTCCTTCTGGAATATATGATCTGGGCTCTGGAATCACCTGTTCTTTTCAAACTGTCGCAAAAATCATTAAAGACAAGTATGGTGGAGAAATAAAGACAATTCCTTTTCCAGATCACCTAAGAGGTAAGTATCAAATACACACCTTCTCTAATAATCCAAAGTATAAGTATAAATTCAAGGATCTCTTTACTTGGATTCAGGAACAGACTTAAAGATGCGAATTAGAATCTCAAGGTCAGCATCAAAGACAAGAAAAGAGTCGAAGTTCAAAGAAGCACAAATCATTTGGGCCATATCAACTGTAAATCCTGTTTTGTGGGCCATATGAGTCTGACCTCTGGCTATAGATGGAGTATGACCGTATAGCATGTCCAGAGCGGTGATGGGTCCAACTGGAGAATCATATATCTTTCCTAACAGATTACCCCATGTAATGTTTGCCGCAACTCTCTTTAGATTTGGAACAACGATACGAATCTCACCACCTGGTTTTAGAACTCTATACCATTCTTCCAGACATATTTTGATTTCATGAAAATGAACATGTTCTAGAGCGTGAGCAGAATAAACAGCATCCACTGAATTATTTGGAATCATTGATAGATCCATCATGTCAGACACTATGTTTGGATTTAAAGATTCATCCTCATCAATCGTGATTTCAGTAAAATCTGCCATTTCATCAGCGTGTGCCGCGTTTTTAATACTGACTTTTCCAGCTCCAACATTGAGAACAATTTTTGTATCTTTGGGTAACTGATAGTGTTGTTTATACGGAAACTTATCCCACAATGTCTGCCAATCAATTAGAGGGT